TAGTTAGTGATGAAATTAGTGCAAGCGTAGACTTTGTTTCAAGCGGTACTAATACAATTGGTCAAAGTGATGACTATTGGGCTAAAGCATACATTACAGATAACTATGGTACACATCATGGTGATATCAAAGATAGTAGTGGTAATATAATTGTTGATGTAGGTACAACTGGAACTGACTCAACGTTTACTGGTATTTTTAGTGGATCACTAACGGGTGGTGTGGACATTGCAGATGAAGCAAAAGAACTGCAAACAGCACAACAAACAACTGCTGTTGATGCTGATCACTATATGACGTTTGTTACAGACAACTTAGCTAGTGGTTCAAGAGCTAAACAGACATTCTATACTGCTACTGAATTCAAATTTAATCCAAGCACAGGTGCAACTACACTTGGTGGTGATTTAACTGTTGGCGCAAATGAAATGACAGCAGCAACATTTAATGGTAACTTAACTGGTGATGTAACTGGTGATGTTAGTGGCACAGCAGGCGCTGTTGCGTTTAGTAATGTATCAAGCAAGCCAACTACAGTATCAGGATACGGAATTACTGACATAGTAAGTCAATTTTCTCAAGGTACTGGTATTACTATTAGTGCAGGCGGCGAAATTGCAGCAGATTTAAGCTCAGTTACAGCTGGCACAGCTGATAGTATGAAAGTTAGTAACATCAATACTAATGGAACATACTATCCTGTATTTACAGACTCAGCAGGTAACAGCGAAAGTGTATACAATGACACGGCTAACTTAACTTATAATCCAAGTTCAAATAGACTATCAACTACAACATTTGTTGGTAATTTAGAAGGTAATGCTTCATCAGCTAACTACGCTGACTTGGCAGAAAAATATGTAGGCGACGAAGCTTATGAGCCCGGAACTGTTGTAGTATTTGGTGGTGACCAAGAAGTTACTACAACAAATACCAAAGGTGATCGTAAGATTGCAGGTGTTGTGTCAACTGATCCTGCATACTTGATGAATAATCAACTAGAAGGTGATACTGTCATTGAACTAGCATTAACAGGGCGTGTTCCTTGTAATGTTATTGGTACTGTTGAAAAAGGTGACATGCTTGTAACTAGTGCAATTCCAGGGTATGCTATCGTTGATAATGATCCTAAACTAGGAACTGTAATTGGTAAAGCAGTAGGAACTAAAGATGACGATGGTAGAGGCGTTGTTGAAGTAGTTGTAGGACGTTTATAATAAATATAGTAAAGCGGAGACAAACATGGCACTAAAAACTATAAACCTTGGTAGCGTAGCAAACGACGGTACTGGTGACGACTTAAGAGAAGCATTTGACAAAGTTGTTTATAACTTTGCAGACTTAGATACTAGGACACCAGAAGCAACTACTGTTGTAAATCTTGGCACAGGCGAAGGGTTATACTCTAGTAAAAGCGAAGCAGAACTACAATTTAAATCACTTGTAGGCGGCAATAATGTAACATTATCATCAGATAGCAATGAACTTACTATTGATGTTGATGCTGGCGTAACACAGTTTATAGTTGCAGCAGACTCCGGAAGTTTAGTTATCGTTGAAGATACTACGTTTACTATACAAGGCGGAACATCAATCACTACAACTAGAGATGGCAACAACATTAGAATTGATTCATCTGCTTTAACTAAACTAGAAGATGATCCGGCACCAAAACTAGCAGCAGCTCTTAATGCCAACGGACATAATTTAGGTAATGTTGGATTAATAGACGCAACAACAGTAGCAGCAAATTTTACCGGAAACCTTACAGGAAACGTACACAATATTGATATACGAGATCTCAACTACTTTAGAGAAGAATCTAATAGTTGGAACTTCAATGGTATCGCACCTACAGCAGTAACAAACTTATGGGACTTCCTATTTGCTACAACTACTGTTGACTTTGGGACGATTGCCGGTAATAGCGTTAATGTAAGTTTAGATCTTGGCACTATTAACATCTAATTTTTCGATAAATACTGCTATATAAAGGGAATCTTGTATGGCATTGTGGACAGCAAAAAATAATATTAGTCTTCGGAGTATTGAAGAAGGCAAGACTCTTCGAGCAGAACGAGAAGGGGAATCGCGCTCTGCTGAATTACTTCCAATAGATTTAAATGTCGACCCTGATGCAACATTAGAAATTATAAGCGGTATACTACCTCCTGGATTACAAATTAAACAACATACTATTCAAGGTACTCCTCTTGAAGTTGCTAGAGAAACAGAATTTAAATTTGTAATTAGAGCATCTAAAGATACAGAAATTGATGACAGAACTTTTAGAATAAATGTAAGTGGCGCAGATAAACCAATATGGGAAACTAGTGCAGGATCGTTGGCTGTTGGTAATAATGATGCATTTTATATACTTGATAATAGTCCTATTGATTTTCAATTAATAGCAAATGATAGTGACATTGAGGCAAATCAAACTTTAGAATATTTTATTGCAAGTGGAGATGGAGAACTTCCGCCAGGAATTAAATTAACAACTGATGGCAGACTAGTAGGTGTTGTTGACCCTGTACTTGCTATTGACGTATTAGCTGAAAGCGGATACTATGACAGTAACCCATACGGAACATTTCCGTTTGATTTTGGAGTGCGTAGTGCAAATGGTTATGACAGTTTTTATTACGACACAGCGTTTTATGATAAGAGTATTGCTACTAAATCGCCAAAAAAACTAAACAGGAATTATCAATTTCGTGTAAGTGTATCAGACGGTGATACTATCGAAAAACGTTTGTTCAGAGTATTTGTAGTTGGAGATGATTTTTTACGTGCAGATAATACACTTATGCAAGCGGCTAACACATTGTTTAGTTCAGATGCTTCTCATGTTAGAACTCCAGTATGGTTAACTCCAGCAGACTTAGGTTATCGTAGAGCAAATAATTTCCTTACAATGTACTTAGATATTATTGATTCTAACTCTATTGTTGGATTTGTTAACTATAGTCTCAAAGACTTTAATGACGATGGTACACCTAGCCTTATACCACCTGGTACAGAATTAGATTCTGGTAGCGGAGAAATTGCTGGTGTTGTGCCTTATCAACCAAATATTACTAAAGAATATAAATTTACTGTAAGAGCAACACGATATACTGATATTCCTAATAATACGAAACAATTAAGTTTTACTACTTACGAAGAAACATTCCCACAAACCAGAACTCCTGCTAAAAAATTAATTTTACAACGCCAGTATAAAATCTTAACTACAGAAAATACAAATTTTACTGAAGTTGGTGCTGTAGATAACAACGTTGGAACTAACTTTGTTGCTGCCGGGCCTGCTAGTGGTGTTGGCACTGCTCAACAACTTAATACGTTTATCTTAAGAATTAAAAAGAATCCTGATTTAAAATTATTATTAAATGAAACTTTTAATATTAAAGGAACTATATTTGAAATAACAGCAATTAACAATGCTGATTTCCGTTATGATGTTATTACTCTTTCTAAACCATTAGATGCATATTTAAAGGCTGATCAAACTTTTACTAAAACTATTATTGAGAATAGTAAAGAAGATACAAACTCAGCATTCAAAGATAAAACATTTACTGTTAAATTATTAGGCGAAGTAGATAGTACAATAACATGGCAAAGCGATAATGTTTTAGGTACAATTAATGCAAACTTAACAAGTACATTTAGTATTGACGCAACTACTAGTGTGACAAATGCTGTTGTTCGTTATACAAAAACTCAAGGAAGATTGCCCCCAGGGTTAGATCTAGCATTTGACGGAGAGATATTTGGTAAGGTGCAACAGTTTGGCGAAAACTTCTATCGTAGTTTTTGGAAAACCGCAAGAAATTATGTTGCAAACGATATTGTTAAAGTAGGTACAGAAAAATATAAATGCTTACTTGCGCATACTGCATCTTTAGACTTTGTTAGTGACAGTGCTAAATGGGAACCATATGAAGGATTTGCAGTTTCAGGACTCACTGTATTTGATAATAACGATCTAATACTTGACGGCAATACTACTAATATTGACAAATCATACACATTTACAGCGAAAGCCGAAGATCAGTTTGGATTTAGTGCAACTACAAAATCATTCACTATTAATGTTAATGATCCAAATGATTTGACATTTAGCAACTTAGTTGTTAAACCTTTCTTAAAGGCAGATCAAAAATTCTTATACAGTAGTTTTATTAGTGACCCGGTTATATTTGAACCTTCATATGTTTATCGACCTAACGACCCTGAATTTGGGCTACAGAAAGATTTAAAAATGTTAGTGTATGCCGGAATTGAAAATCTTCAAATGGAAAAATTTGTTGGTGCAGCAGCACAAAATCATAAAAAGAAACAATTTAAGTTTGGAAATATTAGATCAGCAGTTGCATATGAACCCGGTACAAAGAATCCTGTTTATGAGGTTGTATATGTAGAAGTAATTGATCCATTAGAACCAACAGTGGGCAATACAAAAAATAGTATAAATGTTAAAAGTAAAAATGATAGATTAATTAATAGCATTGAACACGAAAGTAACGATAATTCTTCACTAGCAGGGTCAGGCGAACCTTATAAGTTTAGACCTATTTCTAATACATTAAAAATTGATAGTGATGCTATAAGTATAGACGAAGATAAACAAACTAAAAAATATATTAGTAATATAACTAATATGCGTAATAGAATACAAGCAATTGGAATTACAGATGGTAATTTCTTACCATTATGGATGAGAACCCCACAAGAGAATAATATCGAAGAATTAGGATATGTTCCGGCAGTTGTATTAAGTTATTGTAAACCGGGGACATCAAACGATGTTCTATTAAACATAAAAAACAGCAGATTTGATTTTTCAAATATTAATTTTACTATCGACAGGTATGTAATTGATAGCACAAAGGGAAATAGTAACGACCAGTATATACTATTCGCAAATTATGACTTTAATATTTAATAAGATAAATACTGCACTAGGAGAATAATATGTCAGACGTACCAGCAAATAATCCAATCAGTATAACAGATTTAGATACAGAATTTCCTGTACCAGGTCAAGATAACGATTCACAAGGATTTCGTGATAACTTTAATGTTATTAATACAAACTTTACTTCATCAAAAGCTAGATTAGAAGATTTAGAAACATACGCAGTTAGAAATGAATCAAACACAACGTTTGTTGCTTTACAAGCTGGCGGAACAGCAAGACTAATTAATCCAACACTACAAGGCCAAAGAGAAGTAAAATATAATGTTGGCAGTACAGTTAGTGGTACTAAAACAATTTATTTTAATGGCGAAGAGTCTGGCAACTATCAAACTATTAATTTAACTGACGACACAACATTGAACATCGATAGTGCAAGTTCTCCTGATTCTGGCTATTATCAAAAAATTACATTAAACATAACAGCAAGTGGCGGAACACATAATCTACAGTGGGACGGTACGTTAACAATTAAATTTGATACTGCTAGTGAGGCGTTTTGGAATAGAGATACAACCAGTATCAGTTCAATTACTCCAGATGCAGATCATCTTATTGAGTTATGGACATTCCAAGGTTCAACAACATACTATGCAAAATACATTGGAAGTTTTGATTAATATGCATCCGTTGTTTGAAGGAACGTCATCTTTGACAGATCAAGAAATTGAAGACAAAATTATATTGTTAAATCGAAGATATTTCCAAACACAAAATCCACAAGTACAAACTCAAATCACGACACTTCTTGATGACTACAAATTAGAACTTGAAAGTCGTAGAGCTCGTCAAAAACTTGATGCACAACAGCAACAA